CATTATCGCTTTACTACAAATGCGTTCAGACAAACTCGTCTCACGCGACTATGTACGTCGTGAGATCCCTATGGATCTTAACGTTACACAGGAGGAACAACGTGTTGATATTGAAGAAATGCGCGATTCTCTGCGCGTTGCTGTTGCTCAGTATGCTCAGGCGATACCGTCACTCGCGGCGCAAGGCCAAGACCCTTCACAGATTATCAACCGTATCGCTGCTGTTATCCAAGGTCGCCAAAAGGGACAGGCCCTAGAGAACATTATCGAAAAAGCATTTGCACCAGAACCAGCTCCAACCCAGCAGATGCCACCTATGGCACCAGGTATGGAGCAACAGATTCCAGCAGCAGGTGCGGCCCCCGCTACTGCCTCGCAGCAACCTCCACAAGAACAAGCTGGTTCGGCCCCTGCTGCTGGTCAACGTCCAGATATCGCACAACTACTCGCTGGTATCACCGGCGCAGCATAAGTGAGGGAGGTGTAAATATGAATAAAGGATCACGCGCAGCAGCGCCAATGTCAAAGCCTGTTGAAGGCAAGAAGGATACCTCTAAGCCAAAAGGCGGCAAGGTAGTTCCATCAATGATGCCAGCAGGCCGCAAAGGAACATCAGTAAAAAAGGGTTAATTATTTTAATGGAAGGTGTATAGGGTGATGGATCATAATAAAATACGTCGCCCTATACGCCCTTCTGATTTCTTAGTAATACTTACAGAAACTGTGTACAACTTATCGCAGGTTGCAACAGGATTCTTTGAATCATTATACGAATTAAGCATTTACCATTCTAACCAAAAGACTGAAACCAATCAGGCTTGGGAACAGATGGCGCAAGACCTAGAGACTTTAGAGGAGGACCGATGACAACAGCACCAATGAATCCATTGGCTGGCCCAGCAGGTCCTGGCAAATATGCCACGCGTACCGATAATCTACAAATGGGTTCTATTGCATACGGTGAAGGTGTAGAGACAGCCGCTATTAAGTCCGGCGCTCCACTTGCCAAATCTCCTGGTTCAATAACACCATCACAGGTTATGCCAAAGGCAACACCTGTTACATCGCTTTATTCTGACACAGAATTTAAGGATGAACCAGTTACTACCGGTATTGATATGGGTGCTGGTGCAGGATCAGAAGCAATGCAAATGCGTAAGGAAGATGACACAAACTTCCGTGCAGCAATTCAAGCAGCTAGACCAGTATTAGCATACGTTGCAGACTTGCCAGATACATCTCCAGAAACACGTGCGATTATTAAACAGTTGTGGAATATGCAGTGAGTATATGGAATCGAATCGGCGACGTAGCCACAAGCGTAGTTAAAGGTGTTGGAACTGGCCTTGAGACAACAGGCAAATTTGTAGAAAATGTTGGCAAGTTTGGAGTAGATCTTGCCTATGGTGTCGGTGGTGTCGCAAAGATGGCCTACGACATTGGCACTGCTCCTTGGAATAGCGACGAAGATTACAACGGTTTTGTAAAGCCATTTAAGTCTGCTTGGAACGATAGTCAGAAAAACATAGTTCGTCCACTTGCCTCAGCAGGCGGAGCTATTATGAAAGTTCCTGGACTACAAACTACTCTTGAAAAGATCAATGAGATTAACCAAGAGTATATTCGTGAACCAGCAGCAACATTTAACTTGGTTCAAACAGGTATGGTTGGTGGCACGGCAAGTTTCTTTGATCCTAATGATTGGAAGAAAGCCTACCGAGCAGTCAATGAATCACAAGAGATTATAGATCCGGTTACTGGCGAAAAGAAAACAGTTGGTCCTATAACAGTAGGCCAAGCGATTTCTCAAAATATACGTTTGATTTTTGATCCAAAGTTTAATATCTATGATCCACGTGAACGTGATATGGCATTTAATCAAAGTGCTTGGGGTAAAGTACAATCTGGTTTTCTTGACACTACAGCACTCTTTGTTGGCGATGTAACTCTTGGCGCTGCAAAGGGATTAAAGATAGCTGCTGCAAGTACAGCAGTTAAAGGTAGTCTTAAAACAGCAGATGATGTTGCTAAGGCAGCAGAAGATGTTACTAAGGCTCAGTACGGCGTCAATAACCGTTTTAGCAAAGTACTAGATGACTTCACCGCTAACGATTCAATCTATGCTCTTAACCATCCTTTGGTTCGATCATCAAATCAGCCAGCACTTCTTGCACATTTACTCGGTCAATCAAATCAAGTTGACCAGACAGCACTTATTCTTCGTTCAGCAATGGGTGATCCAAAAGCACTAGATGATTTAGCTGCGCTTAGAGCCGATATGAGCGATGCTCTTAAAGTAGCACGTGGAGATATATCCGCTGTTGATGAGTGGAAGATATTTGCCGCACCAGATGAAGCCGGAATGATTCCATTTCTTAATGATTCACCGTCAGTCATAGATGATGCTCTAGAAAACTATAACGCTTTACTTAAGTCAGATGAAACATTTGCAAAGATGATGACTCTAGGCGAAGGTGGCGGAACACTTAGCCGTACAACAGGTTATATTGCCCAAGGCGTAGAAGACTTTGTAGCCAAATCACGTTCTATTCGTTTTTACGATCAAAAGGTTGGAACTGCAGACATTCAGGTTTTCCAACCAACACCTTTCCATCGTTTATACCAAAAGATCTCTTGGGGTCTTGGTGAACGCCCAGCAGGTATTATTGACTTCAATGATGCAGATTCTTTCCGTGAAGTAGTAGCAACCCTAGAGCGACTACGCCCATCTGAGGCAGTCGCTGGAGTTACACCTACAAATCTTCGCCGCCTAGGTGCTCTTACAGATGATGAAGCAAACAAATTATTAGATAATTATATGAAGGCATTAACGCCTGAAGATCGTCAACTTGCTGCTATCGCTATCGAAAGCACAGCAGTGCGTGCTCTTGCTATAAAACACGGTGTAGATGTAGAAAGAGCAGATGAGATCTATAAGAACTTTTCTTTAGGTCGCAGATCTGCTTTAGCCTCTATTAAAGACAGAGGCTTTATGGTAGATACTGATGGTTCAATCCTTAAAGTTCCACAACTTGAATCTCAAACAGGTAACTTTCTACCTATTATGGATTTTGAAGTACTAGATCGCCTTCTTCGTGAAAATGCAAACTTCTTTCTTAAGATGAAAGGCAATATAGCCAACCCAGTATTTAACACAGCGGATGCTTTCCAAGATCTATTTAAGGCAGCAGTACTCATTCGCTTGGGTTATACCATTCGTAACGGTATTGATTCACAGGCTCGTATTATGTCATCCGTCGGAGCTATGACAACATTGCGTCATCTTGGTCCTGGACTTAAAAACTTTATTTACAATACAGTAAAAGAACCTACTCGCTTGATTGACCGCTATTTGCCTAAGTTTGATGGTATGACAATTAAGAATGTTCAGCAGTCAGCCAATATGGTTACTCGTGAACTCAATGAACTTAAGTCAAAAATATCTGAATTAGAGGCACGTGTCTCACTTAAGCCAGACGACTTAGATGCAATGGGTGAACTTAATACACTCAGACTTCTTCAAGAAGAAAAACTTGCAGTCTACAATCATTACAACGATATGATTAACCGCGTAGGAACTGTTGAGCCTAAGAAGCGCATTGGCACAGGATCTTTCAAAGTTGTTGCCAGTGATGGCACTCAATATGAATTATATGATGCCTTTGGTGGGCCTTTAGGTGAGATGTTCCGTAGAACAGCATCGTCTGCTAACTCATTCCAACGTATGGTAGATAGCAACTCTGATATGTTTGGTCGCGCTTTACAATCAAGAGGTTATGGTGTTGTAAACCCAACAGACCCTGGTTACTTTGAGCAGTGGGCGCAAACACTGCGTCAGCAGTTTGGTAACTCAGAGGTAGTTAGAAGACTTGCTGCCGGCGAAAGCGTTGATGATATTTCTCGATGGCTAGCAGGATCACCCGATGGTCGTATTCTACGTAAAAGACTTGCTATTAGTACGGAAGAATCAGCAGAGTATGTTACAAAGATCAGTCGTTTCTTAGATAAGTACCTGCCTGAGTCATCAGGTCTACGTTCAAACGTTCGTGAAGTTACAGCAAATGATTTACGTTCAGCATTTAAGGACCCAACCACGTTGCCTGTTATTCACGGTCACATTCTTGAAGAAGCAGTTTCTAATGGTTCAAATCAAGCTGTTAAACGTTTTATTAATGGAGCGTTTAAGTTCCTTGCTCAACTTCCAGAAGATGCTTGGGCTAGAAATCCACTCTATATTCAACTTTACCGACAAGAAGCACGTCGTCGTGTCAATCTTGTTTCTGAAATTAAAGGTGGAAAACTTACAACAGCAGATCAAGAAGCCATTATGTCAGCCTCACACAAGGTAGCAGTACGCGATATGAAGGGTATTTTATTTAATATCGAGCGTCGAAGCAACCTTGCCGGAGCAATGAAGTTTATTAGCCCATTCTTCTCAGCACAAGAGAACGCTTACAAGACTTGGCTTAAGTTATCTATAGCAAATCCTGCTATTGTAAATCGTGGCTATATGGTTTGGCAATCACCTAACCGTGCAGGTTTAGTTACAGATCAGGACGGCAATCCAGTTCCAGAGAATCAGACCTCTGGCAGTGATGTTATTTGGATATCAGTTCCAAAGGGTTTCCAAGGTATTCCTGGTATGAATTCGCTTACCCAAATGGGTATTCCAAAGCAGTCTTTAGATATCATCTTCCAGGGTGGTATGGATGTTCTTTACAACAAGGGCAACCCAAATATTGCTAGTGATATCTTCCCAGTAGGTCCATATATTGCAGCTCCAATTTCTGAGATTGTTAAAGACAAGCCAGGACTTGAAGAGGCTTTTAAGTGGGCGTTGCCATATGGTGCATCAAAGGATGTTATATCTAACTTCCTTCCTGCCTGGGTACAGAAGTCTATTGCAGCAAATCAAGAGTTAGATGATGCTCAGTTTGCTAAGACATACGCATTGATCGTTGCTACAGAGGCAACTAATTCTAAACTTAATGGCACTAAGATGCCTAATGCAAAAAAACTAATGGATATGACTAAGGATTATTGGAAGTTGCGTATCGCAGCAAACCTTATCCTACCTTTTGCCCCACGCTTTGATAGTCCTTACCAGTACTATATTCAGAAGTCTCGTGAGTATAAGCAACTCTACGGTATGGATGCAGATGCTAAGTTCTTTAAGGACTTTCCAGAGTACTTTGCCTTTACAGCCAGTACATCAAGTAACCCTGCTAAGGTAGATTACACAGTTGGTGCTGTAAAGAATATTAAAAAGTATGGGTCTCTTCTTACTGAACTATTAAGTATCGAACCTAAACTCATCGGCTTTGTGGTCAATGAGAAAGAAGGATATAAGTTCTCAGACGCTGCCTATAATTGGCTTTACAATAACAAAATATCACCTAATTCACCGCAGAAATTTTTGGAACCAATAGATCCAGTAGAAGCACGCAAGAAGAACGAAGCTGAAGTTGGTTGGATTCAATATAGCAAGATTATGGACTCGATTGATGCACAACTTGCTGCTAGAGGATTGTCTTCGATTACCCAAAAAGGTGCAGAAGATCTTAGAGCATATAAAGAAATAAAATTTTCAGAACTTGCACTTCAAAAGGATGCTAAAGGTGAAAATATCCTTGACCCTAAGACTGGTCAATTTGCTCAGACCCCTTGGTATGACGACTATTTAGATTCAGATGGATCTAAAACTAATCGAATTATCTATGGATTCTCAAAGATACTCA